TCTGGGTCTGAAACCGTCTGGCAGTGTTAAGATTACATTGCCCTCGGTTCTCCCATTTAGCCTTTGGTTATCGTCTATGTTCAGGAATACTACGCCTGCCTTTTTATATAGAGTTGCAGAAGAAAAGCCAGCAATCTGACTTGCATTTAAAGTTCCTGGTATAACTTCGTATAAATTTTCTAATTTGTTTGCAGTTTGATAATCTGAAATAGGAATAAATTTTGTACTTTCATAATAAGTCAGATGGTTTTCAACAGTCGGAACAACCATCTGCTTATTCGTTTTATCATAGTACGCTATTCCTACTTTTTTAGTTCCTGCATCCTGCAGTAGTCCTCCATATCCAACCGTACCCATCCAGCTCATTTTTTCTTCGTGTTTTATGTAATCCTGTAAAGTTGACAGTGTAGCTAAAGTGGATGGGTTAATCTGCATTGTCGCTCCATTAGAATTGTTTATTTCAGTTATCAAATCTATTTCGACCGTAGCCAGATTAATTCCGTTTGTCGCTGGCATTGTGTCAGCCTCTGCTGCTCTTGTCACACTGTACAGTATTTCGTTCCCCGAGTCTATTTTTCCGTATAATCCTAATGTTTCTATTTTATAAGCACTGTTAACAGACGCATTTGTGAATACCGCATTCAGCCTTACTTTCGTACCTTCCTGACTTACTCTCGACAAATTGACTGTCTGTTTTATTTCGTCAATATTTATGAGTTTTGATACATCAGTAGTATCACTGTACACCTTACTTGATGTTACCATTCGAGTAAAAGTGATCTGCTTATTGTTCCCAAGAGCATTCGCTATAAGTGAACGACCATTATCTGTCACTGTCGTATCTTTAAAAATTGCCATTTTTCTAACCTCCTATCACATATTTTTTACCGTGTATAAATCCTGAAGTGGCGAATATCTTAAATACTGCATCAGGTAATTTTGCTCTTATTTCATATTTCATATAATTTACTGCTCCAGTTGCTATGTATATTCTATTTTCAGTTTTCGGAGTGAGTATATTAATGCTTTTAAATCCTAAATTTGCAGGTAGCATTGTTTTTAACATGTTATTCAACTCGTCATATTTTTTAGAATCATCAAATTTCGTAGTTACACCTAATTCGTAACTATTAAAGTTAGGTTTCAGTTCGTAATTCCCAGTTCCGCATAGTTGGTTCATTTTATTTACAAGTACTCGCCACGTATACGGAATTTGGTCATTCCAGTACGTCAGAACCCTAAAAATTCTAATCTCCAGCGTATCATTTTCATACCTGTGCAGTCCCAACATCTCTTCAAACTTGCTTATTCCTTCTTCGTCACAGTACTGTATAAACTGATTATTAAACACCTTTTTAAATAAGTTCCACAAGATTTTAAATTCAGGTTCCTCACTTTGTATTATTCGCCTAATCTCTCTATACTCCTGCATAAATTTGGGCAAGTATTCCAGTAAATTCACATTTATAATTTCTAAAAACTTCATACTGTAACACCCCCCCATACAGGAATTTCATATTCAGTAAGTTGTAAATTATTAGAACTTCCATTTATTGTTGTGCTCTGAATATCTAAAATTCCATTTATGTCAAGTATTTTTGCTTCTATCCTTGATACTCTTACAACAAGATTATTACTCACTTTTTCATTTTTTAATGCCCAGGTTTTTCTAAGCTCCAACAAGTAATTCTTTATTACTTCCTCAACTTTTAATTTTACAAGTGGCCACGTGAAGTCAGGTTCAAAAGAAATAGTGGTTGTTATATTCACAGGAACGTTTGTTGTTCCTTGAACTGTAACAATATGCCCCATTGGAGCAACACCCAAACCCTGTGCATCTTTTGTTGGATCTATAACATCTTGTACTTTTTTAATTAAGGTAGTGCTCGCTTGATTGAAATCGCTATCCAGTATTGTTAATAAGACAGTTCCGCCTCCATTCCATACTGGAGTTACCTTAACAGCTCCGACACCTTCTATTTCATGCACTTTTAACTTGTAATCAGAAATATTCCCACCATAAGCCTTCATGTTAAAACTGTCAAAGTATCTTTTTCTGAGTACTTCTGTTCCCTCTTCATCTTGTCCTGGAATTAAAAGTTCTGTTATTTCAGCACGTCCTAGATTACTTATATAGTCAATCGGAATTATTTTACCAGTTTTTGCATTCCCAATCCTTCCTGAACTTTCACACTCCATTTCATATTCATAAAGGTTTGTAGCAGTATTATGCTGGATAAATTTTACTGCCGTATAATTTAAGTCTTCCAAACTGAAACGGCTCCCTAAAGGTATCTCAATATCGAAAATACCTTTTAGTACTGCCTTGCTTGCCTTGTATGGAGATATTCCACGTTCGGAAGCCCTACGTATTAAGTTTTCCCTACTTGCTGTATCTCCAAATGTTTCCTTTATGAAATCCTGAAGCACAAAATACATGCTTTCCAGCTCCATTGCCGCTGGAGCCAAAGCGTCCCATATTACAGAGCCTTCCCGCTTATCCAAGCTGTTCGGAATCCTTGCAAGCATTCTTTCCATTATTTTTTCATAAGTCACAACTTCAAACATATTATCCTCCTTCCTTAGATTATTGTTACCGCCAACCCATTATCAATCTGAATTTTCCCAAACACTGTTTCAGCAATAAATTTCTTAATCAGAACTGTACCTCTCTCGCTTTCAGTATCGAACTCAAAAGTATGTACCGCTGTTATCCTGTTATCCTGTAACAATGCTTCCGAAATTCTACGTTCCAGTTCCACGACACAATATTCAACAGGCATGCCGAATAAATCCTCAAGTTCAATTCCATAATTCCAGGAATAAATAATGTATTTGTATCGTTCCGTGCGTATTATTTTATAAATTGCCTGTTCCATAGCCTTTTGACTGTCAACAAATCCTAAAATGTAGTTACCTTTATAGAGTTCCATTTTATATGTTTTTGTTGGCTGTTCCTTTACCTTTATATCTGCACTCGTTTCAATTTTTGGTATCATAGCCACTCACCTTCTGTCTGAGGATCATCAATTCTGTCAAGGACAATAAATTTTTGTCCACCTTGCTGCCTTATTAGAAGTACACCTTCCCCAACTTTTAAGCCGTTGTGAACCGTAATTTTCTTACGTCCCTTATACTCGTGCTTATGATTTTTTATATCTGTCATAGCTCCTTCAACAACTTGTGTCTCTTCTGTTGAATGCCCAACAGTAATGTCAACTTCATAATCTTTAACAAGATGTGTCAGTATAAGCTCATCTTCTTCCAGGACAGGTACATTTATATCAAGCCTTATAGTAAGCGGAGCAACACTTTCAACTTTTCCTGCATAGATTTCAGAAGGTTTATTGTATTCAATTGCATTATTTATCATTTTCTTGAGTGCTTGTTCTAATTTCGCCATCGTGTCCCTCCTCTTTACCTATTTTTCCTTCCAAGTCCAAATCCATAAAGTATTCCTTGAATCCAAACTTATGCGTAACTTTGTCAACCAGCATATAATTTGCGAGCTTGAACTCGGCAACATCCATATAAACAATAAAAGAAGAACCCCCACGAATCCTTACATCACCGAATATCCCTTTCAGTTTCAAGGTTTTGGTTCTCTGATTATAGTATTTAAGCATTTTATTCGCACGTTCTCTTCTTTCGGCTTCTGTTGCGTTGCTCCTGTTTACTTTCTCAAAATACTGTAAAAGCCCCCACTTAGTAATGTTCTCACTGTCAAATACCTGATATTTTTCAAGTTTTTTCTCTTTATCATTTACGTAGTCAAGGACTACCTGATTATAGGTTTCTTTGTCAATACTACTTTCAAAGTCAAAGTCTTTCCCTGAAGTGTTGTCAAATATTAAATCTTTTATTTTAAGGCTTTCAGTTTCCCTCAAAGTCAACTTCCCGTAATCATCGTAAATCACATATCTCTTGTTTGTAAATCTCAAAGTGTCACTCAAAGCCCCTTGAATCATGTCAATTAAAGTTGTTCCGTCCTCACGTCTTTTCTCGAATACATGTTTTGTATCTTCAATTTCTCCAAGTGTAAGTTTGAAGTCTGCGGCTATCATCTGCACTATTTCACTTGCTTTTTTACCTTTGAAAACATAGTATGCTTTACTTTTCAAATATCTCAGCTGATCATACGCTGTGATTGTTACAATATTATTCTTTCCAAGTTTTCTAGTAAATACGTAGCCTAAAAATACATTTTGTCCCCGATACTTTAAACTTACCTGATCACCTTCCTGAACCTTTTCATCGAAAATCATTTTGAATGTAAGTTTCCCTGGTGCAGCTTTTCTTTCTAAAGACAGCTCAATACTGTCTGTAACAACTGGCGAGATTATGGTTTTGGTGCTTTGGCTTGCCGCTATCAGCTCAACATCCTTTTCCATGTCATAACTTTCTTCATTCGGCTTTGACATAAAGGATTTTATTTTGTTTTTTATATCCTCAAGCATCTCTACCACAACCTTAATTTATCCGTTACAAATCCAGTTAAGGAAGAAATCCCATTTATTTCCATAACCGTTTCAAGTTGGTCAAGTCCGCCAGTTTCACGCCTTATAACCTGCCATATCTTGTCACCATACTTCATTTCTTTTATTCTGTTTTCAACTTTATCTGTCCATCTCTGGTTTTGCGTGCTGACAGTTCCGTCTGCATTCGATATATATTGTTTCGGACGTGGGTCTATAAATTCTTTCAGTTTAATTTCCACATATACATCCATACCCTCCTCAGCATTTTCTTCAACAGAAAAATCTTCAAGTGACACTTTCAGGTTTGTGTTGAAATAAGCCTGTGCCGAATTTGGATAGGTTCTTATTATAATTAACTGAAAAGGCTTTGCTCTTTTTTTTAGGTTCTTTAACTTATTTAAAAAATAGCTTGGTTTTTGATAAAATCCTAAGTATCTGGCAAATGGGTAACGTTGGGAAGGAAGCATGAATTTAAAACTTATTTCTTGCAGTCCTTCCTGTTTTAACATATTAAATTCCGCATCATTTATTAAATTGATAATACTATTCATATTCTTATGTGAAATATTGACAGATGAAGGTGCAACAGGCAAAAGCACCTTGTCAATATAGAAAATATATCCCTGTGTTCTCATTAGTCGCTATGCACCCCTTCCGCTCCAGTGTAGACATGTTCTGCAAGCCTTTCGCCAAGCGCGTCAATGAAGTCATCTGCGTCTGCCTGCTCTGAAATATTGTTGTAGTTTGTCATATCTATTTTTATTTCTGCAGTTGTGAATTTGTTTACATATTCCCTTTCAGCAATATCCCGCAGGTACTTCATGTCCTCGTTCATATCGTCCATCTTATTAGCCATTTTACCTGTGTTGTCTGCTGTCTTTTTGTTGTTGGGGTCTTTTCCACCCCCACCACCTTTTCCGCCTTTTCCTTTGTCACCACCTGCTCCTTTATCTCCAGGTAAATTTTTCCCCATGTTCATCAGTTCATCTTTACCCTTATTAAATCCATCAGTCAGCCCTTTAATGCCCTTCCTTGTAGCATTTTTCCCATCATCAAAGGCTCCTCCTAAATCAGTAAGTTTTGCACCCGCTAACTTCCCAGCACCATTTATGACACCTTCCATTAAACCTGAAGCATCTGCATATCCAGCATATCCAAATTTCGGTGCCTGCTTTTGTGCTACCTTCACGCCATTGGCATCTCCATAAGCCATTGCTTGGATGTGCTGAGCTGGGGTAAATGAAGCTCCACCTCCGCCACCCATTCTACCAAGACTTATTTGAAGTGCACCGCCGTTTGAGAAATGTGTACCAATAACAGAGTCCACAACTTTACCGATTTCATTTAATCCTCGCAAAAATCCATTAACGAAATTCTCAACCATTCTTGCAAGTGAATTTATCGCATTGGCAAAAGCATTATGGAATCCATTTGCAACAGTTACTGCTGCCCTTCCTATAGCGTTATAACCGTCTATAAACCCATTTGCAATCCCAACAAAGAAATTGTAAATACCTTTCAGAATATTGCTTATAGTTACTTTTAACCAAGCCCAGACCATTGCCGCACCGTTAACCATCCAATACCAGCCTTGCAAAAGTGCATTCACAAGCCAAACTCCTGCATTCCATATTCCTATGAACACGTTTACTATTAATGTACCCAGTCCTATGAATGCAAGTATAACCACTGATACAAAAATCACTATTATATCCCATAGAATTATAAAAATGTTGCTAACTAAAGCCGCAAACCAATAAAACATTCCACCTACTGTTTCCAAGGCACTTTGAGTCCCTGTCGCCCATTGAGTTATGGCTACTGCCGCCCACAGTATCAAAACTATAAGTCCGATTATAACTGCCGCCAGCCAAGTTCCGGGGAAGGCCCATATTGCCGAATTAAGTGTCGTTTGTGCAGCCGCCAACCCTTCAGTAGCAACAATCGCTGCATACTCTGTCGCAATCTGCCACAATAACGCAATACATTGGGCTATTGTAGCCATAGTAGACCAAACTGACGCTAACGCCGCAATAGCTTGAACCGCTCCATACCATAATAATGCCGCCGTAACTCCGTAAATAATTGGACTTATCGCCTGCCAGTTATCAGCTATAAATTTACCCGCCATAGCAATTCCGTCAACTATCCCATTTACTACTGCTTTCAATCCAATAAAAGCTATTTTCATATTAGTTATGAAAGACTGGAAAGCCTTTGAATTAGCCAACTGATTTATCTTTTTGAGTATGCCGTCCATCTCCCGCAAGGCAAAGTTTTTAGCTTGTGTCCAAATATCCGACCAAGTAAGAGGCAGAGTTCTGAATTTAGCATTTATGTCATCTCCAGCACTAAACAAAGCATTTTTTATTATATCCACTGTTATCATTCCCTCTGCACCAAGTTTTTTCAGTTCTCCAACCGAAACATTCATGTGCTTGGCTATTGCCTGTGCTACCATCGGGGCATTTTCCATTACCGAACGAAACTCATCCCCTTGAAGTTTTCCAGCCGCCATTGCCTGTGTCAGCTGATACATTGCACTTGTTGCTTCCGTTGCATCTGCTCCCGATACTTTAAACGCCTTCTGCATAAGGTTGGTAAACTGGACAATTTCATCAGTATTATTAAAAGCATCCTTGGCAAGCAACCCAAGTTTTGCAACCTGATTCATACTATCCGTATATGCAACCCTTACATCATTTGCTGACTGGTAAATCTGTTCTTTCAGCTGTTCCGGTGCGTCCGTTATCAAGTTAAGCCTTGCTGTTATCTGTGCATTCTGGTCTGATGCCTGAAGCAGTTGCTTTGCACCCATTACTCCTGCTATTGCTGTTCCTACCTGCATCATTTTTTTCTGTATTTTATCAACAATACCGGGCGTCTTACTTAAGTTATCGTTTACCGCTTTACTGTCACCTTTCATTTTCTGAAGTTCATTTTCTGCTAATGCCAACTGCTGTCTTGCGGCTGTCAAATTAGCGGTGTTGATGTTCATGGATTTTCCATCAAGACTGGATAAACTATTTACTGTTGCACTTATAGCATTGTTTATCGCTGTAAACGTCTGCGTCATTCTGTCATTTAAAATTATGCTGTTCTGTATTGTAGCCATTTTTTAAACCTCCTAACGCCTTTTACGGCCAGCCTTTCTTTTAGCTTCTTTCTCAGCCTCTTTCTCTTTTTTTATTTTTATGTCTATACAGGCCATAATGAACGCTTTCTCATAAATATCCATTTCAGCAAATTCACTTGGCCTTATTTTCAGTTTATGCAGGCAATAGTAAGCATAGTTGTACTCCGCCACATTTGCCTCAATTAGTTTTTTACTTCATCTTTTATGTCCTCTACGTTAAGATCCCATCCGTTTATTTTTTGAACTTCCTGAAGCAAAGCTGTGTACTCTCCTGGAAGCAACATCGCATTTATCAGTTCCCTTGAGTCCATTACTCCCCAAGAATCCTGCAGCTCCTTGTCATCCAAATCTGGATAAACTAATGATTTTAAAACTAAATCAACGAAATATTTCTGCTGGTCTAGTTCTGGAACAATTACTCCTTTAGCCTTTTTAACCTGTCTTGTATTCTGCTTTCTTAGTGCATCATCCATTTCATTTGAAATTGACTTTATCTCAAATTTAACAGTATTTCCTGCATCGTCCTTAAATCTTTTTGACACTTCCACTTCCTGATTTTCCACAGGAATCGTATTCTGTTTTAAAAAAAACTTTAAATCTTTCATTCTTAATTATCCTCCTAAATTTAATTGGAAACAGGGAGCTTAAAACTCCCCAAAAACTATCCTTTAATCTAAAAAATATGTCACAAAAAGTACCCTTATATGTTTATCCCGTCAAGGGCATTAAATTTGTCCATAAGTTTCCAGTCCTCAAATGTGAAGTCAAACTCATCTTCAAGATAGTCTGCATCCGCATCAAACTGTGCTATTATTCCACCATCAAGATTGCAGTCAATCAGCATTATGGTTTGTTTCCCTACGCTCGAAGTTGGGTCTTCATTTACAAGCTGCATATCGAAATAAACATCCTTACCTGTTCTTGTGTATTCTTGTAATATCTCTCTAAATATTGAGGTGTTAAAATGGAAAGTAGCACTTCCAGTACCTTTCCATCCTGCTGCTTTGTTTCCTTTTCCAGTTTTACCTAAAATTGGAACTTCAACTTTAGTTTTCTCCATTTCTGCTTTAACATTAATAGCCTGCATAAAGTTGTATCTCTTATTCCCAACTGTAACAAAACATTTGGCGAGACTTCCAGATATGGCGTCCTTTCCTTTCATTATTGCTGTGTCGCTCATTTATCCTCACACTCCTTTATCTAAATTATTGTACAATTACGTTCATATAAAGTTTTTCCATTGCCACGACTGGTTTAATATTAGTTGTGACCAATACGCTTTCCTTGGTTTCCCCTTCAACAACCGTAATATCTGTCTCCTCATTGAAGTCTTTTATCGCTCTCAAATCTTCCAACGTTTCATGATGTTTTGAAATATCACGTTTCAAGTCATTTCTGTCATACTCGGTATTGTTCGACGAACCCAAATAAGTTTTATTAAATATTGTTGCCACATCAATAGCAATCTGATCTAAAGTTCTCATTACTTGAGCGAAAGAGAAATCTCTATTTTTTCTTTTTATGAAAGAAACAAAAGAATTGATGTCCTTCAGAACTCTTATTTCATCTCCAGTTTTGTGGAAAATAAAATATCCAGCTTTTACAGCTAATTCCAACTCTGTCTGTGTTTCCTCAACTTCAAGTTTAAAATCTCCATTGTATTTATGATTTGTCAAACTTCTATTAACAGCACAGTATGCTTCTGCTCCGCCAACCCAGTATACCGCTGAATTTTCAGGAAAATCAGAATCCAGTGTCTTAGTTTTAACATTAATAACACCTTCATAATCCGGGTCATCAGCACGATAAACTACGCATACAAACTTAGCTCCAACCTTATCTCTCATTCTCTTTGTGTACTGTACATACAAATCTTTTATAGTTTTCTCGTTGGAAGTACAAACTAAAACATTGATAAAGTATTTATCTATTTTATCCAAAAATTTCTGATGTGATGCGCCTGTCACAGTTCCGTTTGTCCCTCCTGTCATAGGTGTTCCTGCTGTTGCTGTAAGAGTTGCATCTGATTTAAAAATTACAAAGTCATTGTTCTTTAAATCCTTTGCAGTCGCAACTGTCTGAACATCCACCTTTTCAGATTCAACAAAAGTCGTAACATCAAACAGAGAAGCATTGTCAACGTTTGCCTGAATTGATATTTTAATGTCATTCCCTCTTTCTCCTGCATATTTTGCAGTTCCAAAAGTGTTTGACGCTTTAACCCCTCCGGTATTTAATTTATAGATATACCCAGTCTGAGCGTGCTTGTAGAAATCTCTCAGACCTTTTAATTTATCACTATCGTATGAATGCCCAAAGTATTTCGTTGAATTTTCAATAAAATCTCCATTTTCCACCTTGAAAATTTCCTCATCAGCACCCCAGTCAAGCTCAACTCCGATTGCGGCATACCCTCTATCTGAGAATACAAGTTCTGCTCTTTCCTTGCTTACAAAATTAATATATGTACCTGGTAAAACTTTATTCTGTACTAGCCAGGTACCTCCACCATAAGCCATTATTTAACCTCCTTGTCTAAAAAATTCTCTAATTTCTTATCAACATCTGACAACGTGTATTCCTTGTCATCCTCTAATAAGACATTTAATAAATCAGCTCTGTTTTTGTATTTATCTGATCCTATAATCTGACTTTTTACAAATTTAGTTTCATCTGATTTATTTTCAGTACTTTCTTTTTTTGCTTGCGCTTTGTTTTCAACACTATTATTATCTGCCATTTCAATCCTCCTTCAATCCAGCATTTATTCCAAGTTTTCCCATTTTTGTTTTTTCTCCATCCAGTTTGTAAATAAACATTTCATACGTGACAAAAAAATGCAGTTCTTTGTCCTCTTCCCTTGAGTTCCTGTCAGTTCCTCGAACAAGTGTTCCATCATCAAGTTTTATATATTCAAGCACAGTATAAAGTTTATCCAGTGTTTCAAATATCTCTTGGGCTTTTTTATCTTTGGGAAAATATGTAATGTCAAAAAGATAGCTTCTTAAATACCTGTTTCCAACAATCTGTTTTTCACTAGGATTCAACAAGTCAATAAAAAAGCAAGGCTCTTTAAAACCCTGCTCCAGTTCTTCCCTGTGTACGTCTATTCCTTCAAAATTTTCAGACAGTTTCAACCCTATTGCATTTACTATTTCATTTAGCATCTATCCTCCTAACTTTTTAAGCCATTCAGTAATCTTCTTCTCAATAACAGCTGGAGCTTGCTTTTGCAGTTCACTTTCAGAAATTGTGAGCATAAACTTACCTTTTACCCAGGACTTTTTCAATCTCTTCCCAATAGCAGGAACAAATCTTCCTGGTGCCTGCCTATGCCCATACTCGACATAACTTGCGTATTCAGTAGAGTTTGAAACTTCTATCTCATAATTCTCTCCATTTTTTCTCACATCTGATACAGTCCAGTTTTTTCTTAGAGTTCCGCCTTGTCCACCATATGTTTTAGAGATTGTTTTACCATCTTTTTTATACGAAACTGTCTTGGTTTTTAGAACTCTAGCTCTACCTTTCTTATCGTATATGGTATCACCCTTTTTTATACCCTTTTTCTTATTATCTCTCTTATAGGTAGCAATTCCAAAGTTTGGAGAGCTTACAGGTGTCCTTTTAATTACTTTACGTAGAAGTCTACCAGCTAATTCTTTTATAGTGTCAATCATCAGCTGCTCCTTTTCTTTCTCCATTTCCTCGATTACTCTTTGGAAGGCTTTCAGTCCATCAAACTGCACTTTTATTTTTGAACTTGCCATTATGCTTTCTCCTGTTCCGCTTCAAGCACAATTTCCTGATGATTTGTGTAAACTGCTGATATTCCACTGTGCTTGTATCTCCTTGTTACGTTGTTCTGAGTTACTTCAATCGTACTTCCTGGAGGAATGTAAACTTCTGGAGAAATAAACAGTTTAACAACTTGAGAAACATTAGCCCCCAGTCCTGTCTGTTCTGCTTGGCTGATATTTTTAAAACTTAGCCGGCAAGGCTCGTTTTTGCATATTTCCACTTTTTCAGAGCTTACTATTCCGTACTTGTCTTTTGAATTTTTATTTTCAAAAGCAGTACACAATCCGTCCCACATAGAGTGTATCGCTTCTCTTGCGCTTTTTAAGATTTCGCTTACCATACTAGCCTCCTGTACTTGAGTATCTCGCTTTCTCCATAAGTTAAAAGCGTTGATAAAAATACTTCAAATTTATCTCCTGTGGTCTTACTGTCCTCAAAAACTACTTTAGTTTCTCCTTCACTTATCTCTTTTGCTATACGGTTAAAATTTAACCCAGGAATATCAAGTTGATTCATTTTTAATTTGAAGTTGAGAAACTCAGCCGCACTCCTATTTAACCAAACGTATTTTAATCCTTCAGGAACTTTTTTTTGATTAGTTTTATTACAAATGTAATACTTTACTGTCTGAATGGAGTTATCCAATAGAAATAAATCGCCATCTACAACTTCATAGCCTAGCGACTTTAAATATTTTTTAACATCTTCTCTGATGTCTGTGATATAATCCATAGCCATCACTCTATCCTCTCGAAATTATTCTGGCAATAGGTATGGCTTTATGATCTATGTATGTTTTTGTTCCAGTAGAATTATCGTTCACCAGCTCCCAGTTTGCACCCATTTCCAGTTCGGCATCAGTTGGAGATAATGTTGCCATACTTGATTTTGTAAATGAAATTCCGTATGGGGCATAACATACTCTCTCTCTTGAATAAAGAGTATCTTGTCCACCATTTGTTTTTGGATCCCTGAACATTTCAAATGGAACTTTCGCTCCTGGATTAGTAAATTCAAAAGCACCTTCACCTAACACGTACGTTGTATATTTTGTGTAGGCAGGATTACTTCCTGATTTTGGCACTTCTTCGGTTGGCATAGAATCGTCAACCAAAACCAGTCTACCATTTAAAGCTGCTATTGTTAAATTTCTCTCTATCCCATCTGCGTCCGTATATTTTAAATATTCAAGCAGTTTCAAGTTTTCCAAGTTTGTAGCTATCTGCGAGTGCATTATCGCCAATGAAAATCTTGCCTTGTTTTGCCCTACAGCTTTTTGTAAGGCATTGTTTAATGTTGTAACATTGAACACTTGTTTAGCCACATCTGTTTCCTTTGAAACATCATAAGTATGCTCATCAACAAATTTTTCATTGTCTGCCCCAGTCATGGCAAATACACCTTTTAAAATTGACAACAGTAAATCCTGGTTTATATCATCCCAGTATTCTGATACTTGTAAGCCTACTTGATCCATAAAATTAACTCCGCCTGTTATATCGTGTGAAAAGTCCTTTTCAACCCAACCTTTTGCTCTACCCACGACAACTCTTGAATGCGAGAATGTGTTCATAGACGTTGAATTAATATCAGTTTTACCGTCATAGTTATCAGGTTTTCCGCCTATTCTACCGAATAAAGGCGTTGTTACGTAATACCCTCCTGTCTGTTCATTCATCATATCCACATACTGTGGTGCATTTCTTATCGCTCCTGATTTCAGTAACTCATTTCTTTTTGTCTTTGGTATGGTATCGACATATTTTCCGAATACCTCGCCATTAAAATGTTTTGCGTCAAATAATGCTTTCGCCATAAATATATCCTCCTATAATTTTAATTTTGTTCCGCCATCATCTCGGAATAAGTTTTAATTTTCCCGGTACTTTCGTCAGTACCGTTGTTTGTATTCCCTTCTCCAGGTTTAACTCCTGAAAAGTTAGGCTCTTTCGGTTTTGATTCTGCCATTTTAAATAGCATCTTGCTGTCTTCAGCAGTTTTCAAAGCTTCTATCTGTTCATTAATGCCAATCAGAATTTCACCATCCAGTTTGATTTTACCCATATCAAGCAAAGCCTTAACCGCTTTAGTATTAATTGCATTTGAACTAAGCAGCGTAGTGTCAATTGCACTTTCCAATTTAAATTTAGCAAGTTCAGCTTCAAAATTATCTTTTGCAGCCTTATTGTCCCTTTGTAAATTTTCAATAGTCTGTTTCATTGTTTCCACGTCTCCAGAACTATTTTTTAAATTCTCAAGCTGCACATCCCTGTCCTTCAAATCCTTTTCCAGCTGTTTTTTGGTATTATTTACCTCATCAAATCTTGATTTTGGTATAAATCCTTTCAGTTGTTCCGCATTTGCTGACAGCACTTTTTCCACCTGTTCTTCTGACAGACCTAATTTTAACAATTCCTCTTTGTTCATAATCTATTCACTCCCATCCATTTTTTACGTTGTATGCCAACGAGATTATTTTTTCTGATTTGTTCTTTTACGCCTGCAAATTCTAAAAAGGCGATTTTTTTATAAAATTTTTACTGCTAGTCCATAACTAACAGCACACTCATATTCAATTTTACACCCTCTAGCATATTCATAGCCTTGTGCAAAAACTACTATATCTGCATCGCACATTAATTCCAGAGACTTCGCTAAGTATCGCAAGGAACTATTTCTTTTACCTGTTATCATCGGAAAAACTGAGTCTATAATCTCTATTTCCTCATACTCTTCTTTCAATCGGCTAACTATCTCTTCTCTTTCCTGCTCTATGTTAGCGTGGCTCTTATTTCTCATCGGTTGACTTATAAATATTTTCATTCTCCCTTCACCTCCTCAAACGCTAGTATTAAAGCCGTATTTATATACCATTCTCTGTTTCCACTTATTAACTTTACATTTTTACCTTTATCAGCTTCCTTAATAAATTTCTTCAATGTTTTTTCATATTTAACACCCATGTAATTTCCGTCGCTATGGTAGATATTAAGTGTTATCATTTTTCCTCCTTAAACAAAAAAAATCACGATTAAACTAATAACCGTGATTATATTTAAATAATTGTGTCTGAATCTTCCAGTATTTCTGCTATTTCTTCCATCTTTCTTTTTATGTGATTTGGAGCATTAGTATAAAAATCTTTACCGTTTTCCAAAGACCTTTCTATTGTTTCTAAAACATCCTCTAAATATTTTTCACTATAAGGAAGTTCAATAACTAAATTTGAATCTATCTTTTTTTTGTACTCCTCAAGTTTTGGGTGCTCATAATTAAATCCAAAACCACCACCTAAATAGTTGTATCTTATATTATCCATTTGACCTCCTACTTCCTATTATTAATTATTTTTAAATACGTTTTCAGAGAATTAGGCATGTACTCTTTGATAAACTTAATGTTTCCAGTTTCATTTTCCAAGGTTACCGCCTGTGTTATGTTGGCCCAAACTTCTGAGGCTGTTCTGTAGTTTCTGATTATGTCTTTCAATTTTTGCTGTGTTTTAGCATCATATCTTATACTGTTATAGAAATCTTTCAAATCATTAAGTCGCCCTGCTTTTTTAACAACATTGTACTCTCTGTCGTAATACCCTTTACCATGTCCCCAGCCAAAAATATTTCTTTTTTTAGTGTCACATATCCCATCTAAAAAATCTTGAATTCCTGAACTTTGTGCTGTTGCGGACAATTTCTCTTTTAGACTGCCAAAATTTTTAAATCCATTTGTTGATTGCCTTAAAATTTCTATATCTTTTCTTACCGCATCTAAAAATATGTCGCTTGAGCTAGGTATTTTCGGAAACGTGTTTTTTAATAAAGTACTGTTCTGAATACCTTCTATTTCAAGATAAGTCAAATCATTATAATATTTATTATTATCAAAAAAGTGTCCTACTTCGTGTGCCAGTGTTTCAAATTTATGACTACCCTGCTTAATATATTTTTCATCAGCATACCCAAATACTATTTTATTTTCTCGTGGTGTAAAACTCCCTCTGTATTCATCTAAGATTTCAATTTTATCTAAACTGTTAAAATGCTCATTATACAGAGCTTTTATATTTTCATTGGGGCATTTGTTCAAGATAGACTTGTATTCTTCGTAATCTTTACCTGTCATAATCTCTTTAAGTTTTGTCAACTCAATTATACCATCATTTCCAGTTTTTTCAACTTCATCTTTCTGATATTTTTTAAACCACTCATCGTAAGTCGTATCACTCGGTACATAATAAGTTTTTCCATCTTTATCCCTTGCAGCACGTTCCTCTTCTTTCTCATCTTCAAAATATGGTGCTGTAGTTGTCCTGCAGTTGACGTGAAACGGTGGAGCAGTTATGCCAATCTCGTAATCCTTAAACTCGAACACTTTACCGTCAAGCCCCTGGCAAATCTCAGAAGTCCTGCTGTCAAGAGTAGCGACAATTTCATAACGTTCAATATTCAAATCTTCATAAGTCTTAATTCTAGCTTTAGAAGCATAGGCGGCACTTTCAGTATAGACAAGCCTTGCCACGTTGCTTCTGCTTGTATTCATTCTTTTAACAACTTTTTCTATTAAGGTGTCGAGTTTGTCCCCACGAATAAAAGCCTGCGTCATTTCAGTATGTAAAGTATTTAGAAGTTTTTCCTTGTCTTCCCATATCCTGTCTGAAAAATGTTTTCCGTCAGAAGCCCAAGGGTTAGAAATAACAGTATTTACCAATTTATCATTCAATTTATACATATTTGAACCAATACCCATACCAGTACCTTTTGCAATCTCAAAAAATGTACGGTTATACTGATCCTCATATAATTTGCCTAGATAATTTTTAAAGCCGTTGCCGTTATCATTGTACAACTTTTCAATTTCAGCACGTACCTGAAACTTCATAGCTTCTAATCTCTCTATATGGTACTTGGCACTTGCATTTTCAAGTTCTTTTGAAAACTTCAAACTATCCTTCCCTGAACCTTTTTTAATATACTCTTCTACAGTCCATTTGAACTCTTCACGTTCCCTCTTACTAAGCATTTCCTTTGCATTTGCCAATGTTACATCATTATTTTTAGCAATCCTGTTGTACCATGTTTCAATATCCTGATTTATCCTAGTGATTGCCATATCGTATTCAGCCTGTTGTTTCTTTATTTCTTTGACGGTCATTTGATTAACTCGGCTTTCTTCTTCAATAAATCTCTCTTTCCAATAATCACTCATTTAAATCACCATTGTGATTATGTTTACCGTCATCAAAATTAGCGTAATCAGTCTGTTCATGCGTAAGCTGTTCTGATTTTTCTTTCTCAATTCTTGCAAGCTCTTCCTGAACATCAGTTACCCAAGGGTGCTGTGCAACAAGTGTTTCCTCCGAAATTATTCCAACCGAATTTCTAATATCCGAAATCGCTTGGCTTTCATTCACAAGTATATCTCTATTTAACACAACTTCCACTTTTTCCTTTATGAAGTCGCCCTGTCCTGTGTTTTTCAAATGATTTGCCACAAACCATATCATTTCCTCAAAACTTGCCTGAAACTCAGTTTCAAAGTCATTTGCTTCCAAATCTATGTCTGAGTACATCGAACGTATATTAAGTTGGTTCGGATTATTTCCAAGAGTGTCTGCCTTGCTGTCGAATCCGCCACCATTTTCAATTATAGTTTTCTTCAGCAGTTTCACAATGCTTTCATAGTTTCCCGCATTCACTTCAACTTGTAAACTTGATACGTCTCCATCCTCTCTTACTTTAATAGCTCCAAATGTGGAAAGATTTTTTCTGAACTCGCCCAAGTTTTCACCGTCATAATTTTTAATGATTAAAATCGTATTTCTGCTGTCTTCCTGCATATTATTCATGAAATCGCTTATAAGCATGTTTAAAGCGTCCTGTAACGATTTTACTCTTTTAAGTAGGGGTTGTTCCAGCTCATCGGCTTTGAAGCATATGAGAGGTATTTTTTGCCAGTTGTAAGGCTTGTCATCAACACTCAGGTATGCCTTCTTCTCAACTGCTGTAAGTTTTGTATTGTTCATTTTGTAATACTCTACGCCAGTCTTTCTGTAAATCTCAACATAGTTTTCAGTATTATATGTTCCATTTTTATAAAGTTCTCGGCTGTACACTCTTATTGCGTAGTCCAGTTCCTCATGATCGTTGTCAAGCCACACAGGGATAACCTCAACTGAATTTAGCCTCTTAAATTTTAAATTTCCCATTTCATCCACATACAAAAATAACCACCCAAGTCCATTGTTATAGACGTCGGTGGTTACTCTTTTCAATGTTTTAAGAAAATTTTTATCAAACAGTTCATTCAATTTATTATCGTAATTCTGGTTCTCACTTTTAATACTTGGAGTTTTAGAAATTATGTAATTCACTTTCTGCTTGACCAGTTTTTTATATTGGTTGTCAATAATTCTATTATTTGGCAAGTTTTCGACTACTGTCAATTTACCGTCTTCCCCAATTGCCGTTCTCTGCCTTGAGATTATGTCGTGCCTTCCACGATAATAGTTGTTTCCGTCTTTCATCTCTTTGTATTTCTGGCTTGCAAAATGCCACATTATGATACTCTCAACTTCGCTAAGATTGATATTCTGTTCTCCCATCTTATCTTTTCTCCTAAACAATTTCTTAATAAATTCAAACATTCCTTACTCCTTAATCAAAAGAAAATGTAGGGCCTTTTGAGTAGCTTTCCAAAGCGTATCTCATTGCGTCCATTAAATGGTTAAAATCGTCCACAGGCTTATTGATTGGGTTGTCAAACTTGTCCTTGTCCCACATGTAGTTTGATATTTCGGTTATGAAATTCACACATCTAGGGTGAATGATAATTTTATAATCCTGAATATATTGAACACCATTGTTGATACTATCCCTACCTTTTCTTGACTTTCTTACGCCTTTCAATCCCAAATCATAAAGCTCGTCAATCGACTTAGGCTCTTGACTATCTGCCACAATCTTTTCTTTTCCATAGCCTTTTCTGATAATCTCTTCAGCAATTTGACGGTTTTTCATTGCCTTTTTGTAAATTTCGTCAAACACATAAATTTCCTTGTTCGCTACATCAATCAGCCCACAGAAAAATGCTGACGGGTCATTGGTATATCCAAAATCTAGTCCGAAAGCCGATTTTACACCTTTACGTTTTGAAATCTCATTGACATCAAATTCTTTTTCTTCCCAGTTTTCATAAACAAGTCCTTCAACAATTCCCCAGTTTCCAAGCCCTGCAACCTGATAACGTCTAGGATTGTTTTTCTTCATGTCCTCGAACAGTTTCTTATCACTGTCATCAAGCCACTCATTACACTTGTAGTTGGTTGTTTTTGCCATTATATTTTCATCTTCAACATCAAAAAACCTTTTCTTAATCCAGTGTCTCTCGTTCCATGGATTTAGCGTAATTGTAATCTGCTTGTATAAAGGCTCTTCAATTTTACCCCTGATACTTTCATCAAGCATATTAAAATCCTGCTCCTTGTTTATCTCATAGGCCTCCTCAATCCACGCCCAGCATAGATTTCCAGTTTCAACTGTTATTGAAGTAACTTTAAGCGGATCGTCCAGTCCTCTGAACAGTATTTTCTGCCCAGTAGGAATATAAGTTATTTTCAACGGACTTTCTTTGATACTCCAGTACTCATTTACTTGAAGCCTGTTTATAGCCCATTTCAAGTCTGTAAAGCAGCTGTCTTTCAAGGTACGGTAAACTTTTCTTATCACAAGCAAGTTTGCTCCAGGATATTTCATCATCGAATAAATAAAAAATAACGCCGTCGTTTTGCTTTTTTTACTTGCACGGCTACCTTTACAGACTCTATATCTGCCCTTGAAATTCCAAAAATCTTTATATCCTTTTCCAACAAGCTCCGGCAGTTTCACTTTTTTACTCTTCAAGTTCATCTTCACCTACAATCATAACTGGCACAACCCCTTCAACTTCAACTTTATCTGTGAATAGCCTATATCGTTTACCAAGCAGTTCTGCTGACTTAATTCTATCTCGTAGACCTATCTGCTTTTTAACCATTCTAGCTTCACTTGTTCCGTCCCCAGTTCCTTCGACAACGACAACTTCCTCTTTGATTTCTCCTCTCATCGACTTAGTCAAAAACTCAAGCACTTCCTTGGCGGATGCTGTCCTTTCATCCTGCATAGTTTCCAGTTTTTCGTCGATGTAGCCTTTTATAGCAGGTTTAAGCAAGTTTTCTTGCCCAATAACTCTCGCTGTCTTCTTACTATACCCCGCCTTTACCGCTGCTTCTGTTATGTTTCCAGTTTCAATATAATAATCTGCGAATCTTTTCTGTTTCTCCGTCAATTTCATGTCAAGTTCCCCACCTCCTCAAAAATAAAAGTGCCTTGCAATTCTAAGCGGCTGCCGAATCACAAGACGATATACTAAAAGTATTTATAAACAAAAAAAGACGGTTATAAAAAGAGTACCGTCTTTTGACAGTTAAAATAACTGACACTTATAAGTGGAATGGTTTATTAAATGTCTTTTACATTTTTCACATTCTAACATATTATACCACATAAAAAGGTAATGTCAAGGTAGCCAAAAGGTAGCCTATCGGTAATTTTGTCAAGTCCTCTAGTCCAAAAGTACCTCAGGAAACAAGTTAAACTGCAATTCTTTAACCAATCTTGTTCTGTTTGTCCCAACAGTTTTTTCAGTCACTCCTAACTCTCTTGCTATTTCTTCAATTGTCCATTCTTTAAGATACCTAAAATATATAATGTTGTAATATTTATCGCCCTCAATGCTCATCAATGCGTTCTCTACTCTTAACATTCTCTTTTCCATTTTTAAATTTTCAGATTTTAAATGCTCAATTTTTTCAATTTCTTTTTCAGGGACTCCTTCATATTTTTTTAATCCCCCTTGGACATTCTCTCCTGTTTTAATTTTTACAGTTTCTACTAATCCATTTTTCAATATTTCGTCAATACGACTGTTATTTTTTTCAATTATCCGTTTGTAATTTGGGTAAGCTCTTAGCATCGCTTCTGTTTCCTTGTATCTGTCTATTTTTTTAACCTGTCTTAATTTTTCTGCGACTCTGTCCGCTATTCTGTCAATATCTTTTTCCGTCATTTCTTACTCCTTTAATTTTTATCTCCAATGTAGAATACAAAATATCCAGCTCCAATACATGCTGTATTTTTAATTAGTACTTTAATCAACTCTAAAAAATTTCTAGCCTTGTCTATCTCCTTAAACACAATTATCATGTAGATAACCGCTGCTAGTATAGCCATGAATTTATACACTCTGTTTTCCATTAACTTCCACCTCCCGAACCATCATATCAATATATTTCCTAGCCTTTTTGAAGTCCTCAATCCCGTTTTTCTTATTTGCCCTTAACACATATTTAATTATATTTCCGTGACAAAAACTATTAAAATCTTTCACAGTTGCTTTTATCACGTCTATAACTTCAACATCCAAACCTCCCAATTTATAATGATTTGAATTATTAACATTATTCTGTTCTATCATTCCTAATTCTTTTTTAATGGAAACGACTTTCTACGACTGGGTTATTTTAAAAATGATATTCCACATGTTACTAAAAAACCTATCAGTAATATTTTAAATATATTTTTTATTGCTTTTTTTCTCGCATATTTTCTTTGAATTTCTTTAGTGTTAAAATCTCTGAACATCTGATCTTCAATTGCTTTATACCAATTTTGTAATTCATTTAGTTCAAGATATATAAATATTATTTCCATAAAAATTGTTGCAACTAATAAATAAATTTTTATCATTACTCCTCCTAATTTTTTACTTATGCACCTTACTTGTATACACATAAGTTAATAGCTTTCTTTTGTACGCTCATTCATATTCTTTAACCATTTCTCGTGATGGACTTGCAGGAATTCTTCTTCTGTTGCTCCTACATAATCTGAAACAGCCAAAATGCTACCTAAAACCTTGTTTTCAGCGAATATTTTAAAATCTGATAACACAAGCAATGCATCTTCCAAACTTTTTGCTATGCTCAACTAAAAATTCATCTAAAAATGGTATTACTTTACCTTTTGTCTCTTCATCCTTTGCGTTTATGTAGCTAAGATAAAAATGCAATACATCAGATAGTTCTTCCAACACCTTTGATTTATTAAATTTTCCAGTGCTATTTTTCCAGTAGTTCCATTTACTTTTAAGCTCTTGAGACAATTCCCCTATTTCTGTTATCAATGCAACCTGAATACCTTTGATTGTTCTAACATTAACAGTTTTCTTTTCATCAAATTTTTTATCCAGCATAGCCTGTCTTTTCAGCAGTTCCTTTATATTGAATTCTTTTAACGCCTCTTCTTTTACATTTTCGCTACTCTCTACTATGCCAAATAGTAAATCGTCAATCGTAATATTAAGGGCTTTAGCGATGTTACTTAATACATCTATGGGAATCCTTACGTTTCCCTTTTCATATTTTTGTATTGATGACAAAGTTTTATCAATCTTTTCACCTAATTCTTGTTGAGTTAGTTTTTTTCATTAATCATCATGTTCCTCCTTTAGCATATCAAGTAATGTATCATAGACCTCTATTCTTCCAGTTATTATATGGTACATCGGTTCGTTTATTTCATATTTTTTCTCAATTTAAGGTTCTCCATTCTATTTTTCTTCAATAAATTTACCAGTATTGTTTTCATTCCATTCTCACTTTCTATATTTTTCAATTCTTGCCTTCAGGCTTTGTAAAAGCTCTTCCTGAACGTCTCCTTTGCTCTGCAGGGCTTTCATTACATCCTCATCCCTTGTATCCTGTGTCACAAGGTGATGGATTATAACCTTTTCCTTCTGCCCCTGTCTGTGAAGCCTTTTATTCGCCTGCTGGTAAAGTTCAAGGCTCCAGTTAAGCCCAAACCATATCACATGGTTTCCGCCGTCCTGAAGGTTTAAGCCGTATGCCGCGCTTGCCGGATGTGCCAGAAGTATATCAATTTTTCCATTGTTCCAGTCTTTTTCATCCTCCGGAGTTTTAAGCTGTCTTACTCTTAACTTTGATTTTGCCAATGCCTTTTTTATCCTTTCCAGGTCATGCTGGAAGCTGTAGAACACCAAGGCAGGCTTGCCATTAAGTTCTTCTATAAGTTCCATAAAACGTTCAATCTTGCAGTCGTGAATTTTATGTACCTTACGTTCTTCATCGTAAATGGCCCCATTTGAAAGCTGTAATAATTTTCCAGTCAACGCCGCTGCACTTGCAACTGATATTTCTTCGGACTCGTTCAGCTCTAAAATCATCTTCTTCTCAAGTTCTTCATATTGTTTTCTTGACTTGCTGTCAAGTTCAACTGGAATTGTATTGTAGGTTATATCTGGAAGTTCCAAATAGTCTACCGCCTTCATTGAAACACAAATATCACTTATCTTGTTCATAATTGACTTGTCTGATCCTTCCTTCAGCTCATATTCCCCAAAAGGGTTCCCGCTATATTTTGAATAGTTAAAATATCTCTCACGAAAAGCTGTTATGTTCTTTCCAAGTCTTTCTCCCCTGTCCAGCAGGTATATTTGCGCCCAAATATCTTTTAATCCGTTTGGTGCTGGCGTTCCTGTAAGCCCTACAACCCTGTCTATTTTCCCAAGTACAAGCTTCAATGCTTTAAATCTTTTGCTTGCATGGTTTTTAAAACTTGAAAATTCATCAATCACAACCATATCAAACGGCCAGTCGTTTTTATAATACTCGACAAGCCACTGGACGTTTTCACGATTTATCACATAGATGTCAGCCGGCGTATTCAATGCCGTTATTCTTTTCTTCTCCGAACCCAGCACTCTTGAAAATTTTAAGTACTTCAGATGATCCCATTTTTCTGCTTCATTAAGCCACGTGCTTTCGGCAACCTTCTTAGGTGCTATTATCAGAACTCTGTCAACTTCAAACCTGTTAAATTTAAGTTCATCAATTGCCGTAAGCGTTATGATTGTCTTCCCCAGTCCCATATCAAGTAACAGCCCAACATTTGGTGTATCAATAACTTTCTCAATGCAGTATTTCTGATAGTTGTGTGCCTTGAACTCCATTTTTAATCCTCCTTCCAGTTAGACAGTTCAGTTTCCAATACCTCATCTACCTTTTCCTTTGAATCCAGCACATAAACTCTTTGCCCTAATTTAGTTATTTTTGTAATCTGATTTACTTGCAAAGCTCTCGGATTTTTTCCTGGGGATTTCAATTCAACAAAGAATATTTTTCCGTTTGGGAGTAGGCAAAGCCTGTCTGGCACTCCTGAGTTTCCAGGACTCGTAAATTTATATGCAATTCCTTTTTTATTTTTTATTTTCCTAACCAAATAATTTTCAATTTCTTTTTCTGACATTTCTACCTCCAGATTTTTACAAAACTACAAACTTTTCACGCGCGTGTATAGAGACTATTAAATAAAGGATTTATATACTCCATATACGTGTATTTATACCCTTTAATCTCTTTAATTCCTTTATTTTATACTCTATATAAAAAAGATTGTAGTTTTTGTAGTTAAATATAACCTAAATACTATTGATAAAGGGTTTCAGCAACTACAAAGTCAACTACAAAGTGCCAAACAAACTACAAAGTACCATTTTTTAGAGTTTCCTTAGAAATCAACTACTTTGTAGTTTTTGGGGTACTTTGTAGTCGGAGTTTGTAGTCGGATTTTCTCTTTACAGCCTTTAATTTTAAAAAGTTCCAAAAAGATTGTAGTTTTTGTAGTCGGTTTATTTTCCCACCTTTTTAAATCCCCTTTGCTGTCCGTAATCACCGTATTTCAAGGGGTGCCTTATCCGCTCCCAGCCCTTTATAGTTTCCAGTATTCCATTAATCTCCATACTGTCTGAATTTCTTATATACCCTTTTTTCATTCCGAAGCACTCAACTAATATTTCAACTGCACATACTCTATCTCTTGGAACCAATCTAATACCTTCGATATTGAAACCGCTGTAAAAACCATTTCTTTTTTCTGAGTTCCATTTATGCCAGTCTTCAGGTATTTCTTTTTCCAAAAAATCAATTATGATCCCTTCTTTTGCATTTGAGATTCTATGTTCTTCCTGTTCCTGTTCCGCTATCTTTAATGCTTCTCCAGTTAAAAATAAATCTGTTCCAATAATATAATTTGTATAGGCTTCCGCCCATATCTGATCAACTTCATTGTCAAGGTTGTCCCAAATACTCTTTCTAGGTTTCACAATCCCAACTTCGACTGGCCAGAACCTTCTGTTCCCTGTCCTGTCCCTTAGAAACTCTGAATCATTTGAAGTTCCAAAGAACACACATCGCCTAGGATATTTCTCTGTAACCCTTCCGTATGCCTTACGGTATATGTCGTCCTGCTTGCTTAAAAACTGCTTTATCAAATTAGTTTCACTCCGGTTAAATCCTGTAAGTTCTCCAAGTTCATTAATCCATGTCCCCTGAATCATTTCAGCAGCTTCCTTGCCCTCAAAAGTCTGAAGGCTGTCAGAATACCAGTTTTTTCCAAGTTTTGCTAGGAATGTACTTTTACCAATTCCCTGTTTTCCAGTGAATATTGGCATATAATCGTACTTTACTCCACTCTCAACGGCTCTTGCAACTGCAGCCGCCAAAGATACTTTCATCACTTCCCTTGTATAGATGCTATCCTCTGCACCGAGATAATCTTTTAAAAGTGTTTCCACTCTAGGCTTGCCATCCCATTTAACACTCTCCAGGTAATCTCTTACGCTGTTGTATCGTCTTTTGTGTGAGACAAGCAGAAGTGCGTCATTGACCTTGTTTTCTCCAGTAAGGCCATATCTATTTTCAAGATAGTTTCTTAAACCGCTGTCATCCACTTCCTCATACTGCCTTACTTCGTTTCTGTTGTCCCATGGCGTAGTTCCCACAACCATTGCCCTGTTCGCAAACTCATCTATTGCAAACCTCCCTTTTAAATTTATATCGTTTTCGAGTACAATTTCTATATTTTTTATAGTCTTTAAATACTTCCCATTCTCATTTTCTGCCAGCAGGTTCATCCACTCAACATCTGTATCCTCGTCATCAATTGTCGTAAAATCCTGTGCCGTCTTTTCGTACCGTTCTTTATTCAATATTGCTGACACTTCTTTTATTTCTCTTGCAAGTCTTGACATTTCAGTAAACGAAGGCAGTTTGCTCGTAGGTGTTCCTTCCTTTGAATCCTCGTCCATATCAGAAAATTTATGGAGCCTTACCATATCGAAAGCATTGCACAGTTTCCCGCTACAAGGATCCGTTGCATGGTGCGAGTAGACAAAAACGTCGTCATATATTATAGCTCCGCCAAATGTGCTTCCTTGAGTGTATGTCATTCTTTTTCCATCATCTGATATTTCGTACTCTTCCGGAATAAATTTCTCCACTGCTTCAGCTATGGTAAAAGTTTTGCAGAAAGCCCCAATCAGCCCGCTTTTCTCCAATGGATTTTCCTGTTTTTTGAGAATTCTTTCTGCAACCTTTTCAGCTCCAGGAACTTGTGGCCACTCGCTCATATTTTTCCAATCGTTATATAGCCCTAGCGTACCGTCAACTGATACTGGCGGATTATCAAGGTTAAAACTATAATAAATTTTATAATTCACATCCTGCGAACAGCTTGGCCAGAACATAAGCCTAGCGGGTTCAAAAGTTGTTGGGTCGCACATTTCAATCCCTAATCTCTGGGCGACTTTTCTTGATGCGGGTTCATACTCGTCAGGTGTCATATCTCTGTCTGTGAGAAGCATAACCCTTAACCTCGGAGCTGCTTCAGAGTGCTTACGAGTAGGGTGTATCACATACGACACATTCAAATCTTTCACTTTTTCCATAACTTCTTTTGTTTTCCCGCTTGGAATGTTGTCAAGGTCCAAGGTAATTAGCGAACGGCTTAACAAGTTTGTATTTTTACGTTTTTCGTCCTTCAGTTTCCCAGCAACGAATCCTCCGACATCTTTCAGGTTATCCTGCTGTGATTTTTTAAGTTTCATAAACTTTTCATACGTTTCAGTTGTCCTTGTAGGATTTTCAAGCCTTTTAATAAATTCACTCCACAGCAGTTTTTCAGTTTTCCAGTGTGTTTCCTTCCTGCTTCCGGCAGTTGATATTACTATTTCCCTGTTTGTCATTTTTTCCTCCTTTCAAATATTTTTAACTGTTCCAAAACTCGTCTATTATTTTTATTGCCTTACACAGTTTTTCAAAATTAGACTTATCAATTTCACATATGAATTCTGTATTTATCACAAAACCTTTTTCATTAAAAGTTATCTCAATGAAGTCTTCATAAGCGTTTGAGTAATCCAGCCTTACCATCATACTGGCATTTTCAAAATTAACAACAGATAGTCTGAATAAACTTTCCAATTTTTTCTTTAAATCTACGGCTAAAGAGTTGAAAATTCCATTAGATTCATCCAAATCATTTAGCACTATCCAAACTTTATCTCGATTAGCCACCAGTTTCAAAAAATCCTTTAAATACATAATCATCAATCCTTTTTATAGTACATTGTTTCAAAGCCATCAGCCCTTAATATAAGCCCCTCAGCCCATTCAATATCCCGTCCCATTATCTCGCACACTTCATTCACAGTTGTTTCCATAGGGGCTTCTATAACCACCTCATCGTGAATGTGCATTACGATTTTAAATCCTTTTTCAGTTAATCTTTTAATTGATACCGCAAGGCAGTCTCTTGCGATAGCCTGAACCACATTTTCCGTTAATTTTCCGCCATAAGTATCTGTTGTTTCCCATTTTCCACTTGTCTGGTTACTCGACTTATAAGTAATAACTTGTGATCCCCAACTGTTTTCCCTAGTTCCAGGGTTAGCGTAATACAGTTTACGCCCACTTGGAAGTGTTATGGTAAAAAAGTCCATACCATTTGCCAAATCGCCTTCCATGCTTAATAACAAGTCTTTTACCGCTACCCTTGAGCCTGATTCAATTACATCTACAGCGGCGTTTCCGAGGCTGTACCATAAGTCAACTATTCTGCGGTTTGAATTTCGCCACATACGTACAATTTCAGGCAGTTCTTCCTGAGTAAGTCCCATCTCTATCGCACCCATTGCGGTCAAAGCACCTGGCCCACCTTGATATCCCAATGCAAGTTCGGCAATTTTTCCTTTCTGTCTCAGATGATAATTTTCTTTGCCTTTTGCGATTGTCTCAATTGGAACTCCGAACATCTGTGAAGCTGATGCCTCATAAATTTTTCCGTGAGTCCTGAACACTTCCGTTCTCCACTGTTCGCGTGCAAGCCATGCAATCACTCTTGCTTCTATTGCTGAGAAGTCGGCAATTACAAATTTCTTTCCTTCCTCTGGAACAAAAGCCGTACGGATTAACTGTGACAAAGTATCAGGTATGTTGCTGTACAGAACTCTTAACGTGTCAACATCTCTTCTTTTTACAATTTCCCTTGCGTCGTCAAGATCTGCCAAGTAGTTTCGTGGAAGATTCTGAACCTGGACAAGCCTTCCAGCCCATCGGCCTGTACGGTTGGCTCCGTAGAACTGTAAAAGCCCTCTTACTCTTCCGTCGTTTCCAAGTGCTTCTCTCATTGCTACATATTTTTTAGTACTTGTTTTGCTAAGCTCCTGCCTTATTTCAAGCACTTTCTTCACATCCCCTGAAGTCTCATTAATCAGTTTTTCCACAGTTGATTTTTGTAAGTTTTCTACTTCTACACCGTTTTCTTTTAACCATTTTGACAATTGAGCCGTACTGTTTGGGTTTTCCAGATTTGTTATCTGCATTGCAGTTTCCATTAAATGTTCATTCCAGGTATCACTTACATACAAAGCACTTTCAACAAGTTCTGTATCAATCTTGATTCCGTTTGTATTCATTCTTATGTCTGTTCTCCACAAGTCCCACTCAAATTCTGGAACGGTAACGCTTCTCAATTTATCAGCAATTGCCATTTCGGCCACAACATCTTGCCTGTTATACTCGATATATAGCTGCCACTTTTCAGGTTCATGGTGCGGCATATTTCTGGTTCTCTCGCCGTTTCTCTTTGAAGGCTTGCAGGGGACACTGAAGTATTTTATAAGAGCCTTCCCTGTTGCTGATTTTTTCTTATCGTCCTTAAATCCCAGTGCCTTACCAACTTTTTCCAGCCCGCCAGGATAACCCGCATAATAGGCATGAATCATTGTGCACTCCCACTGATTTAATGATGTCGAATATCCGGCCTGATTAAGGCAGTACCACTCAAATGCTGCATTGTAGGCTCGCAGTAAAGTTTTCCCATCGTTTAATTTCTCAGCTATTTCATAGGGGATTTTCTCCCCTTGAGCCAAATCCACAACTTTTACATCAGAGCCGTTTAGCGAATAAGCAAAAAGAAGGATTTCAAAATCATGGCTCTGAGCATATTTATAAAGCCCCGCTTTTGCTATATCCACACTGCTGAACGTTTCAATATCTATGTTTAATACATCCATCTGATTTTTATCCTTCCTTAGTTTGAAATAACCACGCAGGATAAACCCACGTGATTATCTAAAATTTTATTAATATAAAGCTTCATCTTCTTCATCGACAACATCAAAATCCTGTTCGGCGGTTCTTCCACCTGCAAGGCTTTCTCCGTCCTTAATCTTCTGTACGTTTCCTAATCCTGCACCTATTCCTTTTTTCCCTTGGAACAGATACGGGAAGAAATTAACCGCCACATTTGCATAACATCCGCTGTAAATTTCACTCTGGTCTGTTATAGGCTGTACTCTTCTATCAACTACTTGCGGAGGATAGTCAACTTTTGCAGAGGCTGTAAACACCCAATGCCCTTTACACTCAGGACCAAACGGGTCCCCACTATTATTCACGCCGTCTCCGTCCCAAATTGGGGTAAATACTGTATTTGGCATTTTTCCTCCCCATTTTTCTGATACTCCTAACTCTGTAGCCGCTTTTATTGCCGCGTCTATTTTCTGTTTTGTTTCCACATCAGTTTTTGGCACAAGAACCGTTGTGCTGTACTTCTCCTCTGCTCCCGGTACTGATGCATGCGGTTTAAATACATGCACATAGCTTAATCTCCCTCTTACTGTTACTCTAGTTCCATTTAAATTTTCCATTCTAATCATCCTTTCCGTTATTGTCTAAATTTATAAAATCATCACTTGCATTGATAACATCATTTACATACGGAGCCCTTTTATCTGACTCCGGTACTAATGTTGGTTTACCTTTGGGTTTTATTATGAAATCCCCTACATACTCATTGAAATCTTTTTTCCCTACTACTCCCTCAAGCTGTGTCAACGTAAGCACTTTTCTTTCATACATCAGCTCTTCTGCAACTCCTTTTTCCTTCAGAACTTCCATCGCCTTCTCGGTGTCTGAAAACGCTCTTACTGACCTTCCTTCAACAACTTTCCATCCTGGCACATACTCTCCTCGAAGTATTGCTTGCTGGCAGTAGTTTTCAATATCCTTAACCCATTTTACAACATCCCTTGCCCTGTTAAGGATATTGCCCATTTCTTCATTGCTTAAAACATTCCCTTTAAGTTTCATTTCTGTTTCAAGCGACATATTGGCTTCTGCCCTAGCCCTGCATATTGCCTTTGCCCTGCAGAACGTACATTGCCCAATCTTAAAGTCGCCTTCACCATTAAACGCTTTTACGGCGTTAGGCTTGACTTCATTTTCTGCCCATTTCATAAGTTCGTCTGCTGAAATCTCAAATATGCTTACGATGTCCAGTCTCGGCTGTATAATCCCCATATTTATATTTTCAATGTCATTGAACAGTGAAAATTCAAGATAAGCTCCTAGTGAATAAAGCATAAGCTGTGGGTTGTCCTCTGCCGATACTGGCACACCTTTTCCGTACTTCAAATCACGAATGTATAAAGTGCCATTATCCACCGTAACAAAGTCGCAAGTCCCAAAGCCTTCTGGAACATACTCATTAAAGTCAACCTTTTTTTCAATTTCAGCCGCTGGCGGTTTTTCAAACGACATTAGAAGCTCCTTTATGCTATCTACATAAACATCTGTGTAATTTTCCATTTCAGGTTTATATAATTTGTGTGCTTTTAGTTTTTTCATTTTGCTGTTGAATGTACGAAGGCTCATAGGTTTTAAGTATTTAGTCAGTTTCAGCTCCGATATCTCATGAGCTAAAGTCCCCTCTTCCGCATACTCGCTTGAACAATCAGGGAACATATCCTCAAGTCTTGCACTTGGGTTGCAGTTCATCCATCTGCTAGCCCCGCTAGCACTAAGCAGGGCGTGTGTTCTATCCTTGTGGTTTCCTTCCATTAGATTCTTACTCCTAACTCTCTTAAATCATTTGCAAAACTTTCATAATTTTTAGGATCTAAGTCATCCAGTTTTGGTATTTTGTAAACTTCTCTTATAAGTCTTCTTAATTCAGCACCTTTTCCAAGCCTTGACATTTCAGCACACCCAGCTCTTAACTGTTCAAGTGTTAAAGTTGGAACAGCTGCTGCTGGAACACTTGCTTCTTCTTTTTTAGGTGCTTCTGTTTCTACAGTTTTGGCTTCTGCTTTCGGCTTTTCCTCAACTTCCTTTTGAGCTTTTTCCATAATGTTCTCAGACTTTTCCGCATTGTCATTTTTCTCTTCAACTTCTTTTACATCGTTAGTCTGCCAATTCCCCGATTCTTGTTTCACATACTCCTCTTCTGCAGGTGTTGGCTGCATAAATTTATGAATTTTCCCAACAACTGTTCCGGCAGGATTTGTAATTGTTGTAGTATTCCCCAGTGCCAATAACGCTCTTGAAAACTCTTTAATTATTGGTTTGCTTCCTTCTTCAATCTCGATCACTAATTTTAATTCCATTGTTTAATATCTCCTTCATCAATTTTATAATTTCAACTATTCTGCTTTCATTTGACAATTGTTTTTTTTTGTACTTCCAGTTTCATTATTCAACCTCTTTTCTTAGTATTCTCTCAATGCCAAAGGCATTGTCAGATATATCCAATTATCATCAGTTTCACCTTTTACAAGTACAGTACTTTTATTGCCTAACATTTTAATCACTGTTGTTTTATCCTTAACTTTACCAATAAAGTCAATTAAAAATTTTACATTCAATGATATTTTTAAATCTTCCCCAATGTAAAGTGTTGTGATTTCTTCTCTAAACTCCGAGTATTCATCAATTGATTTTATTGTCAGTTTATTTTGGCTAAAATCAAATATTGCACCATTTTTAGCTTCCTTGTTGTCTTTTGCTATGGAGTAAGCCCTTTTAAGCACAGCAATAAAATCTTTTGTGTGAAGAACTGCTTGTTTATCGACATTCAAATTCTTAATTATAGTTTTATAATCCGGAAATTCTAACTTAGTTAAATCCGATACAATTTCAATTCCTGCAAACCTGAACAGCACCTTATCACCATCACAAATAATCAGTACTTTTTCTCTAGGAATTCCCAATTTTGATTTCATAGATTTAACAAGTCCATTAACCACTTTCAAAGGAACGCTTGCATTAAGTCCTTCTTCAGGATGACTCTCGCCATCCTTCAAATCAATTTCGGCATAGGACAATCTGTACGTATCAGTTCCAACGGCTTTTAATTTCTCTTCTTCGTACTCAAGTTTTACACAATTCACTGCCTCATTTTCAGGATTAACTGAAGCAGAGAATTTTACACTCTCAAATAAATTTTTCAAATCTGATTTTTGTACTGAATAATATTTTAGTTTGTCTACCCCAGCCCATACTGGGAACTCTACATCCTCTATTAATGAAATTAAGCTTTTAGAATTTGCTGTTTGAATAACCATTTTTTCTTTTTCAATTGCTATGTTGACATTAGTACCAGAAATGCCTTTTATTAAATCTTTAAAGATTTTACACGAAACCACAGCTTTCCCAGCCTTATTTACTTGTCCTAACATCTCAACTTTTGCAGATATTTTTAAATCTGTTGTTCTCAAAATCAATATGTTCTCTTTTTGGTTTGTTTCAATACAAATTCCTTTAAGGTATTCTTTCCCTATTTTTTCAGTACTTATAAAATTTTCTACAATTTTAACAGCTTCCAAAAGTTCCCATGTTCTTACTGTCACATTTAACTTTTCTGACATATTGCATTTTTCCTTTCTTAGTGGTATAATTACTTAGTTTATTTTTGTATGTTGTCGATATTTGCAGTATCGGCATTTTTTTTTCGTAGAATTTCTAAATTATTCAGCATTTTTTCCTGAAGATAAAGTGGCAACTTTTTAAACTCTTCCAAAATCCATTCTGACTTTTCTGAAACAGTTCCACGTACCATAACATCTGTGTAATGGATTTTTCCGTTTATTCCTATAGGAACATTAGTCAAAGTTCTCATTTTCTATTTCCTCCCTTCTATCCCTGTAAAGCTCATCAAGTATCATATAATAATCCTCTTTTGATTCACATTTGATAGTTCCATCTATCAAAAGTTCGTCTTCATCTACTTGAATTCCAATCATGTTTTATACCTCCGCTATTTTTAATTTATTCCTTGTTTCATTTTCAAAGCTGTTTTCCTGCTGTACCCAACCCATTTAATCTTAATCCCAGTCTCCTCAAATTTCAGAAGCTCCAGCATATCCTTTTTGAAGTCAGGTTCCCCGCCTTCTATAATGACATCTTTTATTTCTTCAAACTTCCTATCTGTCTTCGTGATAAAGGTTTTAATGTACATCCTGTTGTTTTTATTGAAGTCTTTCAGTTTGTCCAGGATCTGCTTTTTAAATATCTCATAGTAGGCAAACAGTACAATCATCTCTTTCAAAGCCTTCTCGGTTTCTTTGTAATTGCTTTTCAGATATTTACCAAATCTGAACTTTAATTCCATCAGCTCCTTTTGATACATCTTGGAAAACTCAACAATCACAAATTCATTTTTAAAATCTTTTATCTTACGCTGGTTCGGATTCTGCAGATCCTCATACTCATATTCCTGTATGAGCCTGCTCACAGCCCTGAAAGTTCTTTGAATAATGTCCTCAAGCTTAAAAGTACACCAGAGGGTATTTTTCTCAGTCAGCACAGGTATTTTTGTATCACCATTTACAAGGTTTTTGTCTGTAATACCTGGTATGGCAAAATAATTCCTGTAATGTTTACACAAATTTGATAAAGCCATCATTGAGAAAACTTTTGTCTTTTCATTTTTCTCTGTTGAGAATTTTTTATAATCTATCGCCTTTGATACTATTTCTTGATTCTCTTTCTGTTTTCTTAATTTCCTTTTTAATTTCATAATTTGCTCCACTATTTCAATCTCTTCTTAAATAAAGTGTTCCACCAAAGCAATATTGCCAATAACATCGGAAATGCTAGATTTCCACCGGCAACCCAATGGCCTTTTTCCCTAATCACTTCTAACTGAATCAGTACTGTCATTGTTATCAGGAATATTATTTTTATCAGATTCCTCACTTTCAGCATTTTCTTCCTCCCATCTCTTAACCTCTCCCTTGTCCATTTCCCTCTCAAGTTTTTTTCTTATTGTCATTTTGATAGTCCAACCTTTCTTACAAGTTTCTTGATTCTGTTTTTAATTTTCTTCTCTTCCATTTTTCTTCTTGTTTCTTCATTTTTATTATTTACCATTACTAAGACATCATATTTCATTTTAAATTCACATCCCTTTCCTATTATGCTACTACCACATATTTCAGTTCCAAAAATTTTCTATAGCTTATTCCAACATATCTTTCAACATGTACTCTTTGAATATCATAGTCCCAATTACGTTTCCCAGCTCTTCTTCTTGCTTCTTTTTCATTTTCATCTTTAAATTTAGGTACTGCTGTTCCAAATTTAAGTCTACCTTCTTGTAGGCCCACTCTTACATATTGCTGTCCTTTTCCTATAAATTCAGCAGCTTCCTTTATTGTCAATTGCAATTTTGTAGCCTGTTTCCTTATCCAGGATTCCGAAACTTCCATAGCCTTTTTCCTTTCCGGGATTGCCGTCCCTTAATTTTTTTGGTGTTTGTTTTTTATTTTCATTACTTAGCCCCTTGACGATAATTTATGTTTCATTTAAGCATTTCCTTTCTTTTTTTTTTTCGTTCCAGTCAGCATTTTTTTAGATGTTTGCAATACCCATCTTTTTGTTTATTTTAACTAAACTATAGGAGTAAAAAAATAAGAAGGTATATCTTTTCTCTCAATTTCCAAAATTTGACAAATTTTTTCAATTTCATCTTGCGTGAAGTCAGTTTCGTTATTCAGTTTCTTGCTTATCGTAGCTTTTGAACATCTCATTTTTTTAGCTAAAACATACTCATTTTTTAATCGTTCCTTTATTCTACCTCTTAACATAGAGTAATCTCTCTTTTTCATAATCACCTCCTGTTGCAATTTAGTTTATTTTAACTAAACATATAATACCACAACATTTTAAAGATGTCAATACTTTTTTTTACTTAAAATAAACTTTTTTATCAAATTGTTGATTTTTTCTAAACTATGGGGTATAATGTATTATCAAATTTTAGAAAGGAATTTTAAAATGGGAAGAAAAGAGGAATGCCACATTCGTATAAAAAAGGCAATGAATCTGCGAGGGTTAACCCAGTCTGATATAGTTGAAAAAACAAATATAAAAAAATCTGCATTAAGTCAATACATCAGTGGGAAAATTACCCCACGACAAAATGCAATTGATGAATTATCAAAAGTTCTAAATGTGTCAGAACCTTGGTTAATGGGATATGACGTTCCTATGGAACGAAATGCAAATATAACTCAGCAAGAACCTGAAATACCAGAAGTTGACACAAGTGTATTGACACCTGAAGAACTGGCAGAGTTCAACAAAGTTACTCAGACTAACCAGTTGCTATTCTTTAATGACATTGGGGACGACGACCACGATATGGCAGTTTTCAAAAATGTGGTGATTGATATTTTATTAAAACAGCGAAAAAAGAAAGAAGAGGAATAGCATAAATGCGTAAATTGAAAAGTTATGACAAGTTTAAAAACCTTGCGAGGAAACTTATGGCAGAATACAAAACAAGCGACCCTTTTGAACTATCTAAATTACTAGGGATAAAGGTTATTTATGTAGACAGATTCAAATCGTTTTTTGGTATGTATTGTGAGGTAAAAAATGAAAAGTGCATTGTAATTAATTCAAGACATGATGAATTAACTAAAAGAATAATTTGTTCGCATGAGCTGGGGCACTCTTTTCAAGACTTTGAAAGTGTAGTATTTATGAAAGAAAATTACTTATTTGGAACAGAGCAAGTTGAAAATGAAGCAAATTACTTTGCGGCTGGATTAATCTTTAGTAATTTAATTCCAGATAACCTTGTAAATGATGAGAACAGCAAATTGTTAAATGATTTGATTAAATATTTATAAAAAAAAAACAAAAATCTTTTGAGAGGAGGTGAATAAGATTGTCAGATAATAATTCTCAAGCTGATGAAATACTCAAATTTAAAAATTTGATGGATCAGGGAATCATAAGTGAAGAAGAGTTTAATAAGAAAAAATCTGAAATTTTGAACAGTAAAAGTAAACAAGAAACAAAAAACATAAAAACTAGCGAACACATAAAAAGACATCAGAAAAACCAAGCAAAAGGTTGTTTAGGCTGTCTTGGATTTATAATTCTTGTGATTTTTATCGGTGTTGTTTCAACCATAATAAACCGCTCCAATACTGAAAAAGAAACTGGAATAAAACAAGGCTCAAAACTTGAAACTAATATACAGGACGCACTTAATAAGGTGGGGATTGAAAAATATGAAATTAAACGTGATTCTGACCTTGACAGCAACAGAGGTGAAAACACTAAAGCATTTCGGGTAACCACTGAGTTTTCAAATGGATTTGTTGTGGTCTACACGAACCCAGATGACACAGTTTATTCTGTTAGGTATGTAGATAAGGACTACTACCTTAAAGGAAAAGTTCTTGGAAATATTAAAGACAGCACTATAACACGAAGTGAAGCCGATAACTATAGACGAAACGTTGAACTTCGAGTTAAAGAGATTTTGAAAGCACCATCTACCGCAAAATTTCCAGGGTTAGATGAATGGGGGTTTGATAAAAAAGATGGAATTGTAACAATTCACGGATATGTCGACTCTCAAAATTCATTTGGTGCAATGATAAGAAGCAAATTTCAAGTAAAATACAACGAGAAAAAAGAAATGATGACATCATTTATATTCGATGACGAAGAATTGATAAAAAGTAAAAAATAAACAAAAAATAGCCCCTACGGCAATAGGGACTAAGCAATGTGATATACTCACAAACACCAATAGAAGTATATCACACAAACCTTTAAAATTCAATACAAGGAGTGTGATTTTTTTATGAAAAATCCAAATGGATATGGATCCGTTATAAAACTGGGTGGAAAAAGAAGAAAGCCCTTTGGCGCCAGAATTACGACTGGCTATGACGATAAAGGAAAACAAATTTTTAAATACATAGGATATTTTGAAAACAGGAAAGCGGCTATGCAGGCCCTCGCTGAATACAATACTAATCCTTATGACACAAAGCTGTCGGATATGACTTTTAAAAATGTAATGGACATATATCTTAACCGAAAAAAGCACACTGTCGAAAAATCATCAATGAAAGTATACACTTCATTAAGTGCCTACCTGTCTTCTCTCCACAATAAGAAAATGTGCGAGATTAGAACAGCCCAGCTTCAAAATTTAATTGACAGCTTACTGCATTTATCTTCAGGAACATTGAAAACTATAAAATCCTTTATAGGAGCTATTTTTAACACAGCGATGGAAATGGATGTAATAAGCAAGGACTACAGCGAATTTATCAAACTACCTAAGCATAAGCCCAAAATAGAGAGAAAAGTATTTACTGAAGAAGAAATTGCATTACTATGGGAAAATATTAATGATCTGGAATATGCTGACGTGATTTTAATATTAATATATACAGGAATGAGAATAAATGAACTTTTAAAACTTCAAAAATCAAATGTAGATCTGGAACAGAACATAATTATTGGTGGAAGCAAAACAGAAGCTGGTAAGAACAGAATAATCCCGATACACCCCAAAATAAACCCACTTATTGTTAAAAGAATGGGAAATAAAACGGAGTACCTTATACCAAATAGAACAGAGAAGAATTATTACGGGTATAATAATTTTAGAAAGTTTGAATTTATGAATATCATGAAACAACTTGGAATGGAGCATACTATACATGATACAAGACACACTTTTGCGACAATGATAAGTGATGTATCAGATAATGAAACTGCAATAACTGGAATAATAGGACATACCAACATAAGTATGACTAAGAAGTATACACATACCAATATTGAAAAAATGAGAAAAGAAATTGAAAAAATAAATTAGAAGATACTGGGGTCTAAACCCAGTATTTTTTAATGGTTATTTGTATACTACTTGTATATTACCTCTAAAAATTTAGTAGTTTTGATAGATATTTTTAAGTAATTAAAAAATTTCAATTCCCTTTAAATCCTTTATTTATGGGTATTCAAATAAAAATATTTTTTAATTCTACGCTTATTAGTTAATTGACTTATTGTCAATAAAAAAATATAACACCTGTACTTTTAATGTTATATTTTATTTAGTTTAATTATTCAAATCTATATATATTGGAGAATTTGGAAATTCAAAGCCTCTTTCTTTAGCTTTTATTTCCTTAGTTTTTAAATCTTCCTTGTTGACCATTTGAGTATCTAATAATGCAATTTCTTTTTGTAACATTACTACTTGTTTTTCTTTGGTATTAATTTCTCTTTGTAACTCAGAAATATTAAATGAAACAAAAACACGAAGTAAAGCTACTATTGTTACAATAGCGACATAAATACTAACTATAACTATTACTCTCATATTTAACCCCGCTGTTCTGGAAAGTTTTTTTCTAACTTCTGTAGGAGCTACTATTCTTTCTCTTCTTGCATCTTCTTTTGATCTTGCTGTATTCGTAATTTTTGGAACATCAAGGATTTCCATTTGCATTTTTTTGTTTTTTGAAACACCATTCATAACTGTTTATTCACTCCTTTCAAAAATTCTCAATTTTGCTGAATGTGCCCGATTATTTTCTTCTAATTCTAATTTTTTAGCAATAATTGGTTTTTTTGTAATTATCTTTCCCAAACTTTTTTTATTACATACACAAATTGGTATATCTTTTGGACAAATACACGGATCTTCATATTCACGAAATTTTTCCTTTACAATTCTATCTTCCAATGAATGAAAAGTAATTACTAATAACCTACCATTTTTATTAAGTAGTTCTACTGCTTTATCCAATGTTTCGCTCAGCACTTCAAGCTCCTTATTTACAAAAATTCTTATAGCTTGAAATGTTCTTTTGGCAGGATGCCGTTTCATACTTTTTCCTATTGATTTTATAACAATATCCGCAAGTTCCAATGTTGTTTCGATTGGCTTATTTTTCCTATATTCTACAATTTTTTTTGCAATTTTACGAGATTTTGGCTCTTCACCGTACTTATAAATAATATCTGCGATTTCCTTTTCAGAAAAATCATTAATAACTTCGTAAGCACTTATTTTTAGGCTACTATCCATACGCATATCTAACCGTGCATCAAATCTATATGAAAAACCTCTTTCGGCATTATCCAGTTGATTTGAGGAAACTCCTATGTCCATAAGTATTCGATCCACTTTTTCAAAGCCTGCAAGATAAACAGCTGTATCAATATTTCTAAAATTGTCTTGAAATATCTGCAGTTTGTGCCCATATTTTTCAAGCCTTTTTTTTGCAAACTCAATGGCTTCCATATCCTGATCAATTGCAACAACTTTTGAATTTTCAGAAGAATTTTGTAAAATACCCTCTGTGTGCCCACCGCCGCCAAGTGTACAGTCAACATAAACAGCGTCTTTTTTCGTTATTATATTATCAATCACTTCGTCAAACAGCACGGGCTTATGGTATTCCAT